AGATCGGGAAGTGATGGGATCGTAACTATTGGTGCAGATCCCACCACTTCTTCAACAGATATTTGTGTTGCTTCTTGAGCTAGTTTATTTGCCAATGCCGGATTTTCTGCGGCATTAATAGTGCTTGTACTCATGTTATATACCCTTTGTTAGTTGTTACTGATTTGTGTTTTCAGATGACGTAATTGCGCCAAAATTTCCTGCAGAAGCTGTGTAGTTTTCTGCATACTTTGCGTCAAAACCTTCGTGAACTACAGTCATTTCTTCCACCATAAGGCTGTTACCGCCGGCGTCCAAGTTACTGTAGGAAAGGTTGGTAATCCACGCATTGTATAGGCGGAAACGCAAAGACACGTGTGGTTCTGCAACCGCGCCGGGTGTAGATCCAGTTTGAACTGAAAGACCCTTAGCATTTGGGTGGCTAAGTACAGAGATGTCGATATCACAGCGGAAATCCGCACCAACACCTGCAGTTGCTCCAGAACTAATTACTGAAAATAGTCTGCGCATCCACTGGTAGTTTTGTGAGTTTGCTAGCATCACACCGCGGCTAAATGTAACCGGGCTGAATGAAGTTTGACCTGGAAGTTGGTGCACAGTTGTGTTGTACCCACCCTCTCGGTATTGAATAGATTCTGTAGCTACAGTTAGTCCAGAAACAGATGTGAATCCCATTTTGGCATCAAAAGCCCAAGTTGGAGTTGCTGCATCTGTAGGTGCTAAAAACTGAACTAAGAACCGAAAATTACGTACTGGATCGGTAGCTAACGTAGACAGTATGTTAGTAAATGCTGGTGTTGTCATTTTTTAGTATCTCCTTACGCCGAAGCGCTTCCTGTGATCTGCCCAATGCTGATCACTATAAACTCTGCTGGGTATTCTACAGCCACACCAATTTCGATGTTAACTCTTCCGGTAAGAATTTGTTGTGGACTGTTGTTTGAAGCGTCGCATCGAACGTAGAATGCCTGTGATGGAGTAGATCCTCGTAGACCACCCTGTGACCAGTAATCTCGTAAGAAGTTACCTAGGGATGTGCGGATTCTGTTCCAAAGAAGTTCGCTGTTATTTTCAAAGACAGCAAACTCACTACGGTTTTCAAGTTCCTTCTTTAAGAAGATCATTGATCTGCGAACATTGATGTAGCGCTCTCCAGGAGTATTATTGAGTGTGCGAGCACCCATAATTACAATGCCTCCACCTGGAATATTGCGGATAGCGTTTACTGGCGCTTGTGCTGAGTTCAGTGAGTCTAGTTCAGCGTTTGTTAAGCTGCGCTCTAGAGCAACAGCATTAGCAATTCGAGTTCCAAAACCTGCTGGAGACTTAAAGACACCGCGTGAAGCGTCTGTCTCTAGGTACTTACCCATAGCTGCTGGGCCAGGAGGAAGGATACGAGTTGCTGCGGTAGCAGCACTTAGCTGATCTGGAACTACTACCCATGGGAAGTAAGTTGCGGTGTTTCCACCATCGCCAGAAGCTGCAAAAGCTGTTTTAACATCTGCTGCATAAGTTAGTGCCTCTGCTGCAGTAAGTCCTGCTGGTGGGTCAATAATTGCAAATGCATCTCCACGTGCTTCCGCATAGGCAGCTAAATCTCCCTGTAAAGCAACTGCTGCTGCACGAGCATTAGTTGTTCCTCCTGATGCAAACGCATAGGCTGCGTCTGCGTTGTTAAGTAGGAGTGGGGAGTTAACGGTGTCAAATGTAGTTAGTGCAGCTGAGTAAGCTGTTCTAGTAGGGACAGCGCCGTCTGCTCCAGAAGTAAATGACTTTTGCCCATCTGCTGCTGGTTGGTTATTTGGAGATGCTGTTGAAGAATTTAGGCTAGTTACGCGTACAACAGATGATGATGAGTTAACAAATGAAATTACGTTACGTGTACTTGTACTAGACATGCTTAGATCAGAGAATTGTTCTACGACCCCGTTTGCATCAGAGATGATTAGGTTAAAGGTTGTAGTAGAGGCCGAAGTAACTTCTGCCTTTAGGGTGTTGCCCCATTGTCCTGGATTAGCAGCGCTAATAGTTAGGGTAGGGACTGGTGTTGCTGCACGGTCTACTAGAGTTACGGATGCTGCTGCAGCACCTGCACCTACGACACGATTTACGTATACCTGACGTCCGCCATTAGCGAAAAAGGCATATAGGGCCCAGCTTGCTGGGTACAAATCTGACAAATTTCCAAAAGTTTTTCCAAACTCGTACCAACTTGTAATTAGTGTTGGTGTTGCGGTAGGTCCTTTTGCAAATGTACCAACAAATGCGCCACGAGACGCACCGTTGTTGGCAGATTCAATGGATTGAGGCAGAGAAACTTCATTGATGAAGATTCCTGGCCGGCTATATTAGTAAATTCTGTGGGCTGGCTATTGAGCGAGACGTTAGTTTCTTGTACTGGGATGATCTGTTCAAGAACTCTAGGTAAAATTTCAGCGCTAACTCTAATGGTGTACGCATTAGAAAATAGCCGCTTACCGTTTTCATCTGTAGTATCTTTTTTTATAAACCCCAGAAAATCTAAACGGCGAACCGTCATATCTTCTGGGACAACTAGTAGGCCAAAACGTAGTGGGATACGTTGGCCAGTTGCCATGGCTGCCATTATTTGCCTATCGTGTCTAGGTTGGCGGGCATAGCTGGTAATTTGATAATCTAAGTAAACTGGGATTGGAAATTCAGTTACATACTGCTCGTCGGTGTCTACACCTTCTGGAAAGTATGGCATCTGAATCTCTCCGCGATGGGCTCTAGAGAAGTCTTCGTTATAACCAATAAAATCTATAGTCAGGTATGGGTATGACTGAGCTCTAATTTCAAGGTCAGGTTGACCAAACCACACCCCCACAGGGCGTGCGGGATTACCACTATCTGAAACAGTTATTCCTGTCAGCATAGCTTTTATAGCTTTATCTTCATTAATAATAAATGGCATTAGAAGTTCATCGCCCCCAATATTCCAGCAGCAAAGTTAGCATCATTTATTTGGTCTAAAAATCTACGGAGGGTTCCAAATGTAGGTGTTTCTGGGGTGTACTCTAACTCAATTACTCTATGTCCTAGATAAGGTGGATAGTAGATTGTGTGTTGAGACCCATCGTTTACAACAGACATATTATTTACAATGTCTAAGGGCCAGCCATTAGCTCTGCAGTACTCCCGCAAATCGTTAGTAGTAGCTAACGAATCGAATCGAGCACCTTCACTTATGGAGTATTTTAAGGATTCTGATAAGCTCATTTACGGCCCACGGCTTTAGAGATTAGACTTCCTGCAATCCAGCCAGCTACAATTGAGCTTGCATGAAATTTGTCTAGACCTAAAACACCGCGGACGAATTGCTCTCTATCTGCCTCAGTTTCGGCACGAGCCATTCTATCGAGTAGGGAAATCATTAAAAACCTCCAAAGGGAGAAGTGCGGGGGTCAAGCTGCAGGGTTCCGGATTACTCCGGCGTCAAAAACAAGAATAAATGAAAAAACCCCCTTTCGGGGGTTAAATCAATAACTCTTTTACATGCCCTTTTTTCTAACCATGTTGGACTTCTTGGCTTTACCCTTAGAATCAGACTTTTTATCGTACTTCTTATTGGCAGCGGCTAGGGTCTTATGTCCGTGCTTGTCTTTAGGCTTACCACAGCCACAGGTAGAACACATTACTTCTTCCCCTTTTTTGGGACCTTATTGCGTGGGCTTTCTGCAATAGACTTTTTCTTTGAAGAATCTGCAAAATCTAGATTTCCAGTAGCTTTTGCTATTTTAGATACCCTATTAAATACAAGACCTTTTTTTTCTACCTCTAAACGCTTTTTCTTAGGAAGTTTATCTTCTTTCATTATTTCTTACCTTTCTTAGGTTTAGCGACTTTGTCTTTTCCTTTACCTTCAGGTACACAGTTTGGCACCTTCTTACCATTTTGATTCTTCATACCTACTTGGACGTATCCGTCCCAACATGGGTTTTTAGCCATTAGCCTGGTATTCCTTCGTTAGCGTGAGTGTCTTTTGGAGCAAAAGGAGAGTAGTTAGCATACTGCTGAAATTGAGGGTCGTTGACAAGCTCTTCAGGGTTAACCTGGTAGCAGTCAATATCAAACAAAGTGTAGTCGTTAGTAATAATTCCCTTTGGAAGAACTCTCTTAGGGGTAAATACCTGGTTCTTAAACACAACCCTATCACGCAAGTAAGCGTCTGGGTTAGAAGGAAGATACTTTAGCTCTGGAATAGGTAGCGATTCTCCACCCGACAAAGAAGAGCCATCAATAACGTCCATGTTAATAGTGATGCTAAGAACGTCAGTGTTGTAGAAACCGCGCTCACTTTGCATAGTAACGCCTTGAGTAAGGGTAGCGTTAATAACCATGATGTGGTGAGGCCCATGCCAGCGACGACCACCATCAATTCCTGAAGAACCTACATCATAGATTGGGTCTACAAGGCTTAGGTCTGGGCGGTATAGCCACCACTCAAGGTCGTAGCCTACGGTCCTAACAATTTCTTTTGTGGTACCAGAGATGATCGAACCACGTTCATGGTTGATGTTAAAACGACCGATTACCTGTTCTCCACGCATATAGAGAGTTTACTTCCTACTAGGTTACTTGCCTGCCCTAATGTGGGTGTATAAATAGTCTGGACCTTCTGTAAAGTACCAATGATCTGGTTCGCAGAAGAAGAAAAACGCGTTGCACACCAGGTTAGTTTCAGGGCTTGGAAACTCTTCCCGCCAATGCTCTTGGTCATTTCCGTACATAAAGAGTGCGTCATTTTCACCTAGGGTATAGGCCGTATCCTCAACCAGGATATCCCAAGATTCTTTTTGAAATACGCAGAGGTCGATATGGTAAGTGCAAGCATTGTCATCTTTGTGCTTCCAAAGCTTGGCCTCCTTACCTTCATAGGTACTCATAAGACACCAAGACGGCATAAGAGTTGGGCTTTCAAAGTACTCTCGAGCTATCTCAGTGAGCATCTCATGAATACGTTTTAGCTCTGGCTCCCCAAACCACTGATGACGACCAAAACTGGCGTCATAGTTAGGTTTATGTACCCATAGATTCATAGCGTGCTTTTGAAGATTTTTTAATTCGTCTCCTGGAAGAACGCTTTTTACAATAAAGGGCTCTTTAATAGTTACTGGGTATTCTTCAGACATACGACTACTCCATTACCGTAGTAGCAGCCCACTTACCTATCGGGCACTCTGCAAGAGCTAACTTTACTTTTAGGTTCATAAAACAGCCACACTTTTTGCATTGTTTTGTAAGTTTAATTAGTTCTGGACAAGCTTTACAAATCTCATATCGCTCTGCCGCTATATCATCAGTTGTTTTATTATCTGCTTGTAGTAGATCCCATGGCCTAGTATTCCCTAGATTTTTTTTATACTTTTGCCACGGCGACAAATTTTCTTCAGACATTTGGTTGACCCCCTTTATTTAAAAACTCAGTATACTTAGCTTCTTGCTCTGCTGCCGTATTTGTAGGTAAAACCCAATCTTCTGGAGCAATAAAACCAGAAGTGTCGTACTTCCAACCGGGCACCACGTACCCTTTAAACCTTATTGTTTCTGTTATTTCGGGAAACGAATTATCAGGATTTCTCCTAACAATTTCTAGTATATCTGGATTACTAGCGAGTATGGAGCCGAGTAACGGTGTCGTAACTAGAGTCTCTACAACTTCTTCTTCAGACATAAAGTTAATTGTCCCACAATCTTCTGTAACACAAATTACTTGAGGATTGTCTAACAAAAACTCGTAAAAGTCTACATAGGTAGGCATAGTAACCAAAACTTCTCCGTCTATACCAAGAGCAATAGCTATAGCTACCCTGCCTGTAATTTCGCTAGAGTACTCAAAATCTTCTGAAGTTAACATGAGTAATATCCTACCTTATGCGAAGCATCCTAGGAAGCAACTTGCTCCGCTTCCAAAACCGCAACCCTGACCGCCACTGCATAGGAAGTTTGTGATTACGTCGCTGGCAGTACATATACTTCCGTAGAAAGGCTGGTTTCCTGGTTGCCCATCACAAAGACCTGGTGGAGTAGGTGTAGGCGTTGGCGTAACAGGTGTAGGAGTTGGCGTAACAGGTGTAGGTGTAGGCGTAGATTCTCCGGTGCAAGGATTGTCAGTGTTCAGGCATCCGTTTGGGGTGAGGCAAACGGTATAGGTGCCGCCATTACCGCAAGGGT